ATCTCTCCTAGGAGCCAAGTAAGCTCCCGTTGGCGTTAGACAACAGTTGAATAGCTCTTACCGACTCCGGGATATACCCAGAGCGGCAAGGATGGACGTCTGGAATGAAGTCAAACCATCCCAGGTTAGTCCGAATCCGAAAGGGTTTGCACGCCGTCGTATCTTCGTCTCAGTGACGAGTGTTACGCGGCTGTCGACGTTCTTTCCACTCCTTAGAGTGTCAGGGAACGCTCGGGTATAGGTATCACTAACGATGGTATGTTCCATCATATACCCATACCGCATCAACAGACCGTCTTCTATGTAACTCGAAGTGTTGGCGATAACATCACCAGCATTCGAGAACCAGTCAACGGCCCAGCTCCATGGGGTTAGGTTCCAAATGACCTCTAGATCGAGGTCAAGACCAAGGATTTCCTTGGCGAGGAGTGCCTTTCTATCCATCTCATTCCTGGCATCATACCAGGTAGGGAGGAAGTAGGTAAACGCTCCGGAAAACCACCGTTTTTGGGTGACTTCCCGAAGCACCTTAACCTGCCGATGCTGAGACTCGGTATACGATGAATTGAGCGTTCCTGTAAAAGGAATACCCATGTACACGGGATATCCCGCGTCCACCGTAGAGACTGAAGTCTCAGTTTTGGTTGGGAACTCGTAGCGTCTCCGAACAACCTTCCCTGCATCCCTCTCATATTGCTTGAGAAGGTCATCAGCACGGAGTACTTGCGCCGCAAAATTGCCAATTTCTTGGCCTAGCGGAGCAAGCCCGAACTGATAAGCAAGGTAGTTGTCGGACCCGGCCTTAGACATTGTCTTAAGGTCGGTTGCTCGTTTTCGCCACCCGCTTACAACTAGTTTGGGAATTCCTTCCCTTACAAGTTCAGCGAGTGCGACACCGACGTCCGCTACAGAGTTTGTAGGTTTACATCTCGCAATCGCGGTGGCGCCCAGCGTGTCAAGCTGAACGTCCGTCGAGCTTAGGCTCGGCGGAAAAACGTGAAGACGAGCATCGATCGCCCATACTGGACCTCGTAATTCTTGGTTCAGATAGGCTCCAGCGGTGACAAACTCACGAGGAAGAAACACATCAACATGGGT